TGATGTCTGTTAGAGGGTCTATGAAACATACTATGAGTGGTCGTAGACGTAAGACGAATGCTTGGAAGACGACTACTAAGACTGCAAAGGATTATAAGTGGGATACCTCTTCTAGTTCTCTAGAAGTTTCTAGCTCCTATGTGCGTGAGAGTGTATACTATCCGTCGTTCGAAAATGTTTCTAATAATGTACAATGTAAAGCTAATGAAACACTAAGTAAAGAAGAGAGGTGTCGTATCTCGTCCGAGTATACCATTGCACCTTCATATAATAAGGGTGCGTATCAAGTGATACCACGTTCAGAGGTTAAACATATAGGGAGATAATCATGTGGAGTTGGATAATAAGAAAAATAAGTAAGGAGTTTGATAGATTCCTAGAGAGAGGACTGCAGAGGACTGCTAATCGTATCCAACGAGAGAATGATATCCATATGTTGTCTGCAGAGTATCGTCCCCTAGGGGATGCAACAGTGGTTGTGAAGGACTTCGGTCTTACAGATGACCCTAAAGGTAACCAAATAGATAAAAGTATATGAGATTATTAGAAGAGAGTTACGGAGACGTAAGAATATTCAGTACAAGACCTTACGGTTACAAAAGATACCACGTAGAGTGGGCAGATGGACGTAAACAATTGTACAGTGGACTATGGTATAGTCTTACTACTATTAAAGAGAGAGTTGAGAAGGAGTTAGCGGTATGTTAGATTGGTTTTTATTCCCTATGGTTGTATCCCAATGGGTCTTCGGGCTCTTGTGGAGTGTATTCCTATGGGTTCTCGTGGTGTGGGGTGTGTGGGTAGGACTTAAACGTTTATTTACATACCTAAAAGACAACAGACATTCATATCGATTGTCTTTATTATTAAAATCTAAGTCCAAGGAAATGGACATAGACGAATACTATAAATAAACCCATGAGTACTGAATTATATTTAATACATTTCGTTTTTATTGTTTCTATGGTCTATGCAGTCTACCGTAATGGTCGCAAAGCAGGACGTGAAGAGATGGTGAACCAACTCATCGAAGATAAACTCGTCTTACCCAAAGACATTATAACATTCTACAAGACACACCGTGACTAAGTAGAACAACAAGGACTATATTATGAGAATCATTGGAATCAATTCCAGCCACGACACTTCACTTGCCATTATGCAAGACGGAGAAGTGCAAGAACTCTTCGAGGAAGAGAGAGAACGTAGAGAAAAATACTACTCACCTAACATTGACTCACCCGAGTTACATACAGTAAACAGTAAAGGTATTGCAGATGCATTATCCATTGAACAAGGTGGTGGAGAGTTAATCTTTGCATCCTTTGATAGACGTGACATGAAGATACATTTCGACAGAGAGTATCTCATGGACAACAGACTACTTGCAGAAGAGTTTGCACGTGACCTATCTAAAGAACAACTCAGTTTAAAACGAATCGAACAACTCCAAGAAGAATATCCTAAGTTAGGTATCAACGTTGAGTGGTTAGAAGACATGGATGAAACAATCCACGACTGCATGGCAAACCAATTCGATGACGTAGAAGAGTATCACTATGATACTGAACATCATTTGTATCATGCATACAGTGGATACTTCCTATCACCCTTCTATCAAGATGGTCAAGAAGCTATTGCAATTACATGGGACGGTGGTGGTGCAAAATCGTATCACAAAGAGTATCCCAACTTCCAAGAGATAGAATCTATCTTTAAGTGTACACCCGAAATGAGTGACACTATGATTGTTCCTCAGTGGAAGAAGTATTCGAACCATCGTTTCCTTGGAGACCTTGCAAGTGAATACTTCCCTAACATGTACTATGACGTAGCACATTGTCAGAAAGACTTAACTACCATCATGGATGGAATCCATTGTACCTTCTCTAGCTTCCCTTCTAGCGGTATGAACTTCAGCAACATGTCATATGCCTTCGGTGCAGACAAAGAGGGTAGAGCAGCGGGTAAGGTCATGGGAATGGCATCTTACGGAAGACTGTTCAAGGATAGACCCGATAGGTTCGATAGACATATCGTTGCACAGATGTGTGAAGAAGAAAGTTTTCAGAATGCATGTAACGTAATACGTACTGCAATAGAATATAATCCCGAGTGTAAGAACCTAGTTCTGAGTGGTGGGTTTAGTTTAAACTGTACTAACAATTATAGATACCTTCAAGAGTTTCCCGACATGGATATTTTTGTTGACCCAGTCCCCCATGACGGTGGTACTGCGGTGGGTGCAGCTTTCTGGCTACACACACAATTAGAATCGGGTATCGACGGTGTAGAAATAGATACTACTGAAGGAGAAGTATAATGGCTAAGAAAGATAATAAACCAAAATCATTACGTGTGACAGAAGTCATTAGAGACATAGACGAAGTTGTCAATCTATTAGTAGATGAAAAACAAGTCGTTGCAATGTATCAGAACCATTCCGAGTGGGGCCCACGTGCATTAGGTAATCGTTCAATATTATTTGACCCTACCAATCCGAATGCAAAACAAATTATTAATACTATTAAGAAGAGAGAATACTACAGACCATTTGCTGGTACTGTATTGGAAGAATGTGCATCCGATTATTTCGAGATGTTACAACTTAAGTCTTCCCCTTATATGTCGTTTGCAATTCAATGTAAAGAAAGAGCATACAAAGAGATTCCTTCTATCGTCCATGCAGACGGTACGTGTAGAATACAAACAGTTAATGAAGAACAGAATCCTAATTATTATAATTTAATTAGAGCGTTAGGTGATAAGAATGGCACCCCCATTATTTTTAATACATCATTTAATTTAGGTGGTGAAGCATTAGTCGAATCTATATTCGATGCAATCGATACGTGTAACCGTTCCGATATTAATTTCCTTTACGTTCCCGAAGACCAGCCGGGCCATGTTCCTTATGAGTTGTTCAGACCTAAGTCAGAGAAACTTATGAAGGACGATGCAGAACAGCATGGTGAATGGGAATCAGAGGTTTGATTTTAAATACTCTTAGGATGTTGTTTGGAGTGGGCAAAGTCGACAGTGATTTTAAACCCAGTCCTTGGAAAATATTTTTCTCAGCAGTAGTCCTAGGATATTTATTTCTCTTTACCGTTACATCTTTAATCGTTTTAGTTGTGATGTATACATAAATACTTCGATGATAGAAGTTACAGACATAGCAATAGCAAAACTTATAGACAAGGAAGTCGACTCAGTAAGACTAGGTGTTACTGGCGGTGGATGTTCTGGCTACGAATATGTATTCATTCGAGATGAATATAAAGACGGTGACCTAGAAATAGATTACGGTAAGTTTAAATTTTTAATAGATACAATGAGTCAACCCTTTTTAAATGGGATGACATTAGATTATGAAAAACAAGGATTGAATGAAACATTTACGTTTCAGAATCCAAATGAAGAAGCCAGTTGTGGTTGTGGAGTGAGTATTACATTTAATGAAGACATCGTCAGCAAAAGCTAAAGGTCGTAAACTACAGCAATGGTTTGCCCAACTCATGGTTAAGACTCTTGACCTTCATGAAGAAGATTTAGAGAGTAGGCCAATGGGTTCTCAAGGTGAGGATATTATTATGGGTCGAGAGACTCGTAAGAAGTTCCCCTACTCTATTGAATGTAAGAACCAAGAAGCTGTGAACGTCTGGGCTGCATATGCTCAGGCAGAAAGTAATTGTGGTAAGTATGAACCCTTAGTTGTTATTAAGAGGAACAGAAGTAAACCATTAGTGTTAGTTGATGCAGAACATTTTGTTGCATTGCATAAAAGAAAGTTAACACCATTAGAAGAACAGAATTTAGAAGTAGGTAATAACAAGACAGTATGAAACATCTAACAGACATTGGTATGGGATACTTCAGACACTTACTTCATGCATGGAGAATGGCTTTCATTCTTATCGTACATGGATTAATTCCATACGTATGGGAAACAAAAGTCAGTGATGAAATAATGTCATATCACAAAGAGGAAAACGATGATGAAATCATTTAATGAATTAATCGTAGAAGACACAGTTAAGAAGTCAGACCCTTATCGCCTCGTGGTAATTGCAGAACGTCCAAAGAAAGTTGCAAAGAAATCTACTAGTACTAAGATGGTATCGGTAGGTGAAGCAATGGGACTCGAAGTTTATTCAGTACGTATCAATGGTGCTTACCTTGACCGTGATGAAGATACTGGTGTCATCTTTATTCATAACGAAGATGATGAGAAAGGATTCGAGATTGATGCAGACACATTAGTTATGATTAGAGGTGGTGTAACCAAGAAAGATTCCTACCTTGATTTAATCTCTCAGATTGAACGCTACGGTGTTGCAACGTGTAACCCTAGGGAATGTATCGAAGTTTGTTCAGACAAGTTTAGAACGTACCTCAGACTGCAAGAGATAGGTCTAAACCAACCGAAGACGGTACTCATCCCTAACGATGATAAAGAGACAGTTGATAGAGCCCATGAAGCATTAGACAATGACTTCCCGATGGTACTCAAAACATTACAGGGTTCCAAAGGTGTGGGTGTTCTATTAATCGAAACAGAACGTTCATTACAATCACAGGTCAGCTTGATTTATAAGATTGACCCTTACTGTGATATCCTATTACAAGAATACATCGAATCGGATTACGATGTCCGTGTCATTATTGTCAACAGAGAAATCGTTGGTGCAATGAGACGAAATAAAATTACCGATGACTTCAGAAGTAATGTATCCCAAGGTGCAGAAGCTGAAGAAGTAAAGTTAACAGAACTAGAAATGGATGTTTGTTTAAGAGCAGCCAAGGTCGTTAACGGTCAGTGGGTCGGAGTAGATTTCATTCCAGCAAAGAATAGAAAGACTGAACCCCCTTACCTATTAGAAGTAAATCATTCGCCAGGCACAGAAGGAATCTCCTCAGTCATTGGTGAAGACATGGTTAAGAAAGTCTTAAAGATTTATCGAGACAGAGACTTATGGAAGAAGACCCCTACTGAATGTGGAGTTCTAGAAACCATCGAAGTCGAAGGTCAAGAGATGACGATTAAGATGGATACAGGTAACTCAGTATCAGCTTGTTCTCTTCATGCAGATAACCTAGTTATCTCTAGCAAGAATGGAAAGAAGTCAGTGCAATGGGAAACCGATGGTGTCAAATATAACAAACCCCTTATAAGAGAAGTTCAGCTGACCAAGCCAGCAGAGACTAGACCCGTAGTAGAATTGGAATTGAATTTCCTAAACACTATATACGAACAGGAAGTTAGCTTGGATAGTAGAGGACTTATTCCTTTCCTTGCAAATCGTGACTTAATGCAACGTGCAAATTTAATGATAAATCCAGCACGTAAATTTATGATTACGAACAAGAGAGATGAGAAAGACGATAGTTGATTTTCTAAAGTAACTTGACAATGCCCTAGGCTTTATTATATAATACACCCATGATTATGAAAACAGAACTACCAAAAATAAATATCCAAGAGAGAATGAAAGTCAAAGCACTTGATGCCTTTGGGGAAGTAGACTTACAAATAGATAAATGGGTGGACAACAAGTCCTCGTCTTTTTCTATGTACAAGTATCTAGTTTCACTAGGTTACAGTGGTAAGGTTATTAACTTTCTTAAAGGTGAACTCTCACCGATGATATCCGAAGTTAAGAATGAAGAAGGTTGCGACCAATTAGACGAAGCCTATAACTTCTTAACAAAAGCAGAGAAGAAGAAGTTCCTTAAATTCTTAGAAGGTATCGAATCCGATGTCGATAAGTTTTGTGAGGAATACAAACCAATTCGTAAGGTAAAACTTATGACACCCAAACGTATGGTAAGGAAGCTTCCTTTCCTTGCAGAGTGGGAAAGGTATACGTCTATCGAACCGATAGAGATACCAAGAGCCTACGACTTATTTACATTCAACACTGCATCAAAGAAGTTTACACACTTCCAAGGTAACCTTGCAGTTAAGGGTTCTAGAATTACAGGATATGATTCATGTAAAGAAAAGACCTTGACAGATTGGGAGTTGCTTGATAGAATAGTAACAGGTGGTAACATTATTGCTCGTGGATTTATGGATGAGATTCCTAGGTCGAAGTTGAAAGACGGAAACGACATGATGACCAAAAATACATTATTATTAAAAGTGATTAAATGATTCTTATAGATTTTACTCAAACCATAATAGCAGGTTTGATGGTTCAGTTAAAAATGAACAATGGGGAAGTGAGTGAAGACATGTTGAGACACATGATTCTTAATTCAGTTCGAGGTTATCAAAAGAAATACTCAGCAGAGTATGGAGAGATTACTCTTTGCACGGATGCATCCCATCCATGGAGAAGAGACTACTATCCACAATACAAAGCAAACCGTAAGAAGTCTAGAGAAGCAGATGATAAGGATTGGGGATTAATCTTTGATACACTTCATAAAGTGAAGATGGAAATCAAAGAGAACTTTCCCTACCGTTATATGTTTGTAGAGAAGTGTGAGGCTGATGACATCATTGCAATCTTAACTAAACATGCACCCTTCGGAGAGAAGGTCATGATAGTGAGTGGAGATAAGGACTTTCAGCAACTCCATAAATACAAGTACGTAACTCAGTGGAGTCCTAACCTTAATAAATTAATTACGGTTGAAGACCCCGATTTATTTTTGAGAGAACATATCCTTACTGGTGATAAGTCAGACGGAGTCCCAAACATTCTATCTAACGATAATTGTTTAGACGAAGGTATCAGACAGACACCGTTAAGGAAACCTATCAAAGATAAGTACTTAAGAATTACCATACAGAGTGACGATAAATTTTATCGTAACTATTTGAGAAACCAAACTCTAATTGATTTAGAGTTTATACCAGCTGATATAGAACAGAATATATTAGATGAGTTTGAGAAGACTGCACCAGTAAAAGGTAAAGTCTTTGATTATCTAAGAACACATCGACTAGACCAGTTGTTAAACCATGTAGAGGATTTTACATTATGACAGAAAAGAAAGGAAGAGGAAGACCGAAAGGAGCTCCTAACAAACCTAAGTTAACACTGGTCACAGAAAGAGCAGTACTACCAAATGATGCAGACGTATATGAAATATTATGTCAAGCGAATATCGTTGCAGAAACAAGTTCCAAGCTTGCAGCCCAAGGGTTGAGAGTATTTGGAGAAAAGAATGGTGCAATTAAACCATGTCTTATGTGGGCATTTGACCCCGAGATTAATTCGACTTTGCCAGAAGGTAAGACACCTTATGGTTCGAATAAAGCTCCTAGTTCAGACCTTGCAGAAACAAGTTTAAGATTTGAACATAGACTGTTTAAATACTTTGTAACAGAACAAGTCCCTATGTCCAAAAGAGAGAACATGTGGATTGGTCTACTAGAAGGAATACCTGCTAAAGAAGCAGAAGTACTCGACCTTATTAAGGACGGCACTTGGGCATTTCCAAATATTAACCGACAAATCGTAAAAGAAGCGTTCCCCGAAATCAACTGCTAACTAAATATAAGGAAGACAGAGACTATACATATTACAAAGGGAAGTTAGATTTAACTTCAGTAAATAACTTTCTAGTCTAGTTCTTCTCCATGGAGTAAAATTAATTATGGCAACAAATGAAAATCAGACTGCATCGCAGTTTGCACAACAAGCACCCGAACCTACTGAACTGGAAAGAATCCAACAAAGGATTGCAGAGTTCAAGATAGGATTCACAATCAACAGTGCTGGTGTTATCAACGCACTAGTCCAATCACATCTACAAAGTGGTAAGGTAACCCAAGGAGAACTTGTTCCCCTAGACACGGTTACTAGAGAATATGCTGTAGGTCAAGAAGAATACAATCAGATGATTGCAAATGCTCAACGTAGAGCAGAAGAACTTCAGGCTGCAGATAGACTTGCAAAAGCAGAACAACTTGCAGCTCGTCAAAGAGAACAAGATGACAAAATGTCTGCTGAGAGAGTTAGAAGAAAAGAGGCTGACCTTAAGGTTGCACAACTAGAAGCAGTTCTTGCTTCACACGGAATCAACATGGACTTAAATGGCGACGGAGTCATTGGAGTTAAGAAGGGTGAATTAAACTCTGAAGGATTCGTACAGTTGTCAGCAGAAGAGATTGGTGTACTTGCAAAACAGCATGGATACGAAATCCCAACTCCACCCCCAGTAGTACAAACACCTCTTGCACCTAGAACAGAGTCTAAGAGAAGTGGAGCATTCGGTCTTGCACGTGCAATGAACCCCGACGATGGTACCAGTGAAGTAGCAACAGAAGAACCATACGTTCCTCATGACACTCCACAATCACATACCAAAGTTGAATCAAAAATAGTACCAGTGGCACCATTATCAGCAGGGGTTGACTCTGCACCATACGAACATCGTATGCCAGTACCAACAGAATCAGAGTTGCCTCATCACAGGCGTCCTCAGATACAGGAAACTATCCAACCAGCAGAAGAAACATTTGATACCCCAGCAGTTGAGACACCAATCTTTCAACCAGCAGGAACATCATTTGAATCGTTCTTAGATGAAGTTGAAAAGGTTTCTGAAGTTGCAGAGGCAGATGAAAAGGTTGCATTCGATACTCAAGTTGCCGAAGCAAAGAAATCCTTTTCAGAGTGGACAGAAGAAAACATCCAAGCTGAAGAAGACCAAGGTTTTGAAATATCAGATGAAGTAGAACCATTAGGTTTAACACAGGAAGAAGACAGGGCAATTGAAAGGGTTGAATCAACTCTTGCAAAACCAGTAATCACAGGTGGTAACTTTAAACCTAGAGCAGAAACTTTATCTACAGGACAGACAGTAGAAGCACCAGTAGAAAAAACTATCCCTTCTTTCGACAGTGAAGAAGAGTTACTTGCAAACTTGCAAGCCAAGATAGATGCACAGACAGATATGGAAGAAGAAGAATCTTTTGACGAGATTACAATTCCTTCAAGTGCAGAACTAGATGCAATGTCTAAGACACAAATTAAGAAGGCTGCTGAGAGTTTAGAGTTTGAAGTATCAACCTCGAATACTAAAGCAGAAATGATTGAGTCGTTTCAGACTCAGACCGATGACCTAATCCAATCTTTACAGGATGACGGTTCATTTGTATCAGCAGTAGACAGTGACGAAGAGACAGATAATGACAATGATACTGTGCGAGACGGTGGATACTTCTAAGAAATCAGAAGTACTACCCCTCGATTTAAAAAAAGTAAGTCCAAGATACGAAGAACGTTTATCCAATATAGAGGATGACGTTCTTCGTTTTAATTTCCCCCTAGAATACACAATACGATTAGGTATCCAATTCGATACCCCCCATGTCTTTTTATATGAAGAAGACGGTGACCTAGTTTTCTCTAGTCACGATTTAAAAAAACAAGGACTGTTACTTCGTCCTTACCTTTACAATAGACACGGCGACCCAAGAAGCTGTAAAATTAGTGAAGAGAAGTCAGCACAATTTTTTATTATACCCAAGTACTTTGCAGAAGGATTTAACGTAGGTGACAACATCAACTTTTCTTACCACGAACAATTATTGGATGAACAGGAACGTCATATCAGAGTCAAGTGTGTCAAGTAATATTCCTATTACTGCAGTTGACCAACACGACTTCCTTGCACATCGAAGAGAACAAGAGAGTAAACATTGGGATAGACAGACACAACTTACAGAGTTAAGTTCTATCATCACGGTAGAGGTTAACACGACAGAGTTATGTAACAGGACGTGTTCATTTTGTCCTCGTGCCGACCCTTCAGTATTCGGAAATAGAAATTTACATATGACTCCCAAGGCTGCAAGAATCATTGGTGAGGAATTACATGAGAATGGATTCTCGGGCAAGATATCTTTAAGTGGTTACGGAGAGAATTTACTTAACCCACAGTTCAGAGAAATTGTACGTACCTTTAGAGAAACAGTTCCACTTGCTACATTAGAATGTAACACGAACGGAGATAAACTTACTAGAGAGTATGCAGAGGAATTATTAAACGACAGTGGACTAGATTTACTTTACATTAATCTATACGATGGTGTAGAGCAGATAGAACACTTTGACGAAGTAATGAAAACGATTCCCGAAGCAAGATACAGATACAGAATGCATTGGGGTGATTTTGAGACCCACGGACTCATCCTAAATAACCGTAGTGGTATGATGGATTGGGTTGGTATCGAAGACAGTACTATAGAAGCTCTTAAAGGTAAAGTGTGTCACTACCCATTCTATAAAATGTTTGTCGACTGGAACGGAGACGTTCTATTCTGTTCAAACGATTGGGGTAGAGAACATGTCGTAGGCAATCTTTGTACTCAGTCACTACATGATGTTTGGTTCAGTAAACCAATGAACAAGATACGTAAGAAGTTAATCAAGGGAAATAGAGATATGTCACCATGCAATAAATGTAGTGTTGACGGTACTCTATTTGGTAAAGAAAGTTTTGAATTAGTAAAGGGATACTATGAACGTAATAATAACAGGTAGTACAGGTCTTGCACAATGCATAGGTGATGTAATTTCAAAGACTCCATATGTTGGAACAATACATCTAGTCTATCATGCACGTATAGAGAGTATACTCAACGATGAAATCGATTGGGATGGATACGATACGTTTATCAATTGCGCCCACGTAGACTTCCAACAGAGTTTCTTATTAATGAAAGCTTTCACTGAATGGAGAGATGATAAAACAAAAACAATCATCAACATATCATCACGAGCTGCCAATGCAAACATATCTAAAGGGTACATGTACTCCGCTCAGAAAGCAGCGTTGAATCATTTGTCAAATAACCTAACATGGAACTCAGATAAAAAATGTAGAATCACTACAATGAATCTAGGTCTTTTAAATCATCCCGACATACCATCTACTTCACATAACGAAGTTGCAAGTTGGATATACTCACATTGTACAGGTAGTAAACATATAGACATCCCCGAGATTACACTACAGAACTCAGAGAACTATCTACAGGTACAATCAGATAAACAAACACTTAAAGATATTGAAACTCTTAATAAAACGTTTTATCATTTACATACATAAGACCTAAATACCTATATGACAGACTATAACGATTTCGGATTTACAGCGATGGATGCAGATGAACTTGCAGCCATTGATACTAAGATTATTGAGAAGACTACTACTGCAACGGAAGTAATCAAGAAACTCGATGATTTTGTCAGACCCCTACTTGAGAATCTTGCAAAGGATTCAGACAAGGACTATATCTATTGGCCTAATAGAGTAGACATCATAAACTCCAAGTTAAAAGAATTGGACGAAATACAAAAAAAACTATAAAAGGCCTATACAGCACCCCCCGCTTTTTGTTATACTAGACTCTTAAATAAACAATTAAACTTAGGAGTTAATAATGGAAAGAAGTATCTATTCATCCCCCGAACAAGAAATGAAAATCGTCAAACTAGGACGTAGCCTAATCACGGCATGTGAGATGGGTGAACTACATGCAGGCAATGATGAAGACTCATTACTGTTATGGAATGCAGCGGTCACAGCTGGAAACAAAATGACAAGTATAGGATTAACGTATTCACGATTTTCATCAGCAGATGATTTGACTCCTTTAGAAAAGAGAGCAGTATCAATGTATCTAGACGGCCAAGATTAGCCTTGACGATGCCCCCAGCTTTTTGGTATACTATGTATATAATGAAAAATCAAAAGGAAAAAAATATGAATGTTCAAACTATAAAAAAAGCAATGTTAACAATGTCTCAAAGTGATTTGAGTGAAATTGTTCACTATGCAAATCAGATAAAACAAGTATCTGCAACGGCAACTTTCTCAGTTGGTCAGTCAGTATACGTAGTTCAAAAGACTAAGTCTACTCCTGCCAAGATTCTGAAAATGAATACCAAGAAAGCAGTTGTTGAAATGAACTGGCAAGGAAGGGGACTTTCAAAAGTCAATGTTCCTTACTCAATGTTGGAGGCAGCGTAATGAAATTATCAATTCCAGCCAGCAAAGTCATCCAGGCAGTCAGCGTAATGAAATTATCAGCACTAGTTGAAGAGGTTAATCAAGAACAAGAACTCTTAGAGTTGTGTGATAAACTTTGCAAAGATTTGTACACCGTACATTGTGAATCGTATCCAAGCTTGGACTACTACTCTTGGAGTGTTAACACTCAAGGTAGGAAGTACATTAAGATAATTGCCAACAGTGGTAATCAAGATTCTGTTTGGGGATTTATCAATAAGAAAGAATTCACTAAAGTCAGAAAAATGGAAAGAGTGAATGGCATCGTTGAGAAGGAAGTCCTTTTCAAAGTGGGTGACGTTCTTGCATCGGCTGGATGGGCAACCCCATCACTGAATGCACCAAGGGGAAATCTGCTGATGGAAGGTGGATATCCAGTTACTAGAGGAAATCAACATGGGCCACACTACTTAGTATGAGTCAATTAAAGTATAGTAAAATAGAACTTGAGAATTCGAAAAGGATTTTCAAGTCCGCCACCCCCAAACACACCCTTGACTGGTACGTGAAATGGGTGGCATCCGTCTTCGTCTTATCGGCTATGTCTATGAGAGGAATCGAGGGGTATCACATGTACGACTTAGGTTTATCCTTTGTTGGTATCATGTTATGGTTATGGGTTTCCATACTGTGGCATGACCGTGCATTGATTATGTTAAATGGAGCTGGGTTGTTATTCCTTGCAAAGAATATCTTTGCCTTGACAATGACTTAAGCTTTATGTTATACTATGTATATAATGAGAAACCAAGAGAGAAATAAAATATGTTAAACCTACTAATCAATACCCAGTACAAAGAAAACTATGCATCGCATAATGAGGACTATGTCCACGGTGTGTCTGAATCCTACTGGAAGTTTAAAGGTGGTTCATCATATCTTATCACAGATATTGATTTTATCAATACGGAGTATCTTGAGGCTCTCATAGCCGAGACTGCAATTATTCATTCGTATGAGAATGAGGCAGCGATGGAATACATCCTTGATTGGGAACTGATTGACGAGAATGACGTTAGTTCACGTATCGAAGAGTGGGAGACCCCTTATATTCTTGAGAAGAACCACGAAGGTTTGTGGACTTCTAAGAAAGTCACCGACAACGGTGAACACGGATATATGAGAGAAGAAATTCTTTCTAAAGTTGCAGTATGGACTTACAAGTTAGAGTCTAGAGATATTGCAAAGTATCATGTCGAGTTCGTCATGGTAGACGGTACCAAAATCGTGGGTGAAAGAGCTCTCGGTTTGTGGTTCGAAAAATTAAAAGAAAGTGAGGTAGCATAATGCTGATTAAAGAATACGAAATAGAAGATGATGGAATGTCTGGCACTTCCCTTAAGGGATATGTCACAACGACTTATGATAAGTTGTTAGGACTCTTCGGCAAACCTACTTACATGGATGCTGACCCATATGCAAAAGTTAATTGCGAGTGGGTTCTTAATGTGAAGTACTTTGAAGAAGAAGGTATGGAAGATTACGACTACGACTATGAGACAGTCACAATTTATAACTGGAAGGACGGACACGTTCCTCTTAACGAGTGTTCTTGGCACGTAGGTGGAAAATCCTACATTGCTTCTGAACTTGCTCAACTAATAGTAGACGGCGGAATCAAAGCTGACTACAATGCAAATTCATAGGAGATTATTATGATGAATAAAGACACTGCAACTTTGATTGCAAATCAAACAGGTGGTAAATTGACAGCAGATGATGTTATCAATCTTGCCGAGTACGGTACAACGGACGCTAATGACATGCGACCTCAATCTGCACATGAGTTATTACTTGAAGAAGGTATTGCTCAAATAGACAAGGTGTTAGGAACCCATACATGTGTATGTGGTGTGGCAAATTGTCCCGATGTGTATTCACACACAACCTCAGGCGTATAATGGATACTGCAAACATAATTCAGATGGGTTTAATACTCATTCTAGGGTTAGTATTGTGTGCAGCCGTTATGATGCTTCTAAGGGATTCTGAAAAAAGACAAATATCTAGAAAGACAAGATTAAAAGAAGCCGACGAAGAGTGGGACAGGTTTGACAGACATATGAAACCGATTAGAGAGGCGCAAAAGCACAGTGATAACACATAAAGAAAATTATAACGGCGGAGTACAGATTGTTCACAGTTTTGAGAACGGTTTTGGTGCTTCGGTTATCAAACACAAGGGTTCATATGGATGGACTCAAGATAAATGGGAAATAATGGTACTCGAAGATGGAGAAGCCTGTTATACAACCCCAATCACCGATGATGTTATTGGATATTTGTCCGATTCGGAAGTAGAAGAGACATTGTCACAAATAGAGGACTTAGATAATGGATAATTTGAACCATACACAACTAACCAAGGCAGATTTGCCTTTTGAGGCAGCCGAATGGTTTCCCGAATTGGATGCACTTCAAGAAAGTGGCACAATTAACATGTTTGGAGCCCCTAGATGGCTTCAAGAGAACTTCGGTTTTAACAAAGAGCAATCTTTTGCCGTTGTAAATGCATGGATGGCTTACAAATCATGAAAATACCTAATTCAGAGTCTAAATATTTTATCCCGATGCACATGACCTTAATGACAATCACTTTAATTGGTGTTTTCTTCATTCAGAAGGCTTATGCATCCGACCCTAACGGTGATATTTACTGCATGGCAAAAAACATTTACTTTGAAGCAGGAAATCAGCCTCTTGCAGGGAAAATAGCCGTAGCACAAGTCGTTCAAAATCGTGTTACGAGTGTTGACTACCCCGATACAATTTGTGGAGTCGTATATCAGTCCAAATGGAAGACCAATTGGAATGGTACGGTTGTACCAGTTAGAAACATGTGCCAATTTTCATGGTGGTGTGATGGTAAGTCAGATACACCCGAAGATAGTGCCACATGGGAGTTATCTCTTGACACTGCAAGGCAAGTTACATGGGATAAGTACGGAGACATCACTGAAGGTGCCACCCATTACCATAATGACAGTGTTAACCCTTATTGGGCGGACTCTCTGAACGAAACAGTTACCATAGATAACCACATATTTTACAAATAAGATTATGACAAAAGAAGAACTAGTATTTCTATTTAAGCACTTACACAAAGAAGACCAAAATGGTATAATAGAGTGTATTGTCCATGACAGACATGGTGGCACATTTACCACGGACAGTATTCGAGTAGATATGGATGGTGGACGAATTATCGTTTGTCAACAGAGTAGTCCATGTTACGAAAGCAATAAATTAAACTGGAAACAAGAACTAGAGTTCTCAAAAAAACAATGAACATATTTTACTTAGACCCGAATCCTCAAATCGCTGCAGAACTACATTGTGACAAACATGTAGTTAAGATGGTTATTGAATACGGACAACTTTTATCTACTGCACATAGAATGTTAGATGGTGAACAATACACCGATGCATCTAGTGGACGTAGAATTCAAAGATGGAGACTTGATGGGCCGAACGAAAACGTCCTATATAAGGCTTCACACATAAATCACCCTAGTGCAATTTGGGTTAGAGAGAACGCAATTCAGTACCAATTTACGTATGACCTATTTGCAGCGTTATGTAAGGAGTACACCTATAGATATGCCAGGGCCCATTTAACAGACACAAAACTCAGAATCCCATTGAACAACCTACCCCATAATATTGAACTAGGACAATGGAGAGAACCACCTCAATGTATGCCAGATGATGTCAAATCAGAAAGTGTCGTCGATGCATACCATAAATACTACACAGAATATAAGAAAGATTTTGCAAAGTGGACTTCAAGACCCACCCCCGAGTTTATGTATGCCTCTATATGATTTTATAAATAATGAGACTGGTGAAGTGACTGAAAAAATGATGTCATGGAAAGCCGTCGACCAATTCTTAAAAGACAACCCCAACCTAACTCAGAAAATCGGAGCTCCGATGATTGTCGGTGGCACTGGTGACAGAGTAAAAGTATCAAGTGGTTTTAACGATGTACTTCAGAAAATTGCATCAACTAATATCGACACACCTATGGGTGAACGATATCATAGAAAATCGGGTAAAGAAGTTAAGACCCGAGATATTGTCAAGAAGCATCTTGACCTACAAGGTAAATAAGAGTATAATAGAGACATGACAGAAATTAAAAGAAACCTCGTAGAGTTACACGAGTTAGAAGACCTAGATTTACATACCATTCAAAAAGATGGTAAGAGGTACTACACCGATGGAACTGAATCATTCTATTATCCAAGTGTTACCACGGTAACAGGATTACTTAGTAGAGACCATATCAAATTATGGAGAGAACGAGTTGGTGCAGAAGAAGCCAATCGAATCTCCACTGGTGCTTCCAAGAGAGGAACATCATTTCACCAAGTAGTGGAAGATTACTTAAGACAAGAAAAAGATGAGATAGTATTTGCAGACCTCATTGAAGAAAATAGATTCAACGGAGTTAAAGGTGTACTGGATGAAATTGTACCGATTGCTCTAGAGGCACCATTGGTCAGTAATGCATTGCAGATGGCTGGACGTGTAGATTGTGTCGGAGTATTCGAAGATGCACTCTCTATTATAGATTTCAAAACCTCATCTAGTTTCAAAGAAGACTATATGGCAAAACCTTGGTTTCTTCAGATGACTGCTTATGCAATCATGGTGGAAGAACTCACTGGAGTACCCATTGAAGAAGTCACTGCAATTGTGAGTTTGGAAAACGGTAACTTTCAACTGTTCTCGGCTAACCCCGAAGACCATGTTGAAGAGTTATACAAGTTAAGAGAACAATATCGAAATTTACATGGAGTATAATAGTGATAAGTAAGAAAGATTTCACAGAACAAGTAGAAAGATTACTGGTAGGTGGTAAGACAGATGTTATGGGAGCAATCATTAAAGTTTGTGAAGATAACAAAATCGAACCCGAATCAGCGAAGAGGTTAATATCCCAACCTCTTAAAGAGAAGTTAGAAGCAGAAGCAACGACTCTTAAAATGATAAACAGGGGTACATCAGCACAAGGAACCATTACAGGTTTCTTTAACAAGTAGGTAATTATGAAAAAAGGTGATATCGTCACAGTAGTGGCAATAAGTGGAGAGTACGTAGGTAAATTTAATGAAGTTATCGACGGTACTATAAGTTTAGATAATCCTAGAATGATTGTATCCAATCCCGAAGGCGGAATGGGTTTTGCACATGGTGTAGCGGTCACTGGATTGGAAGCTCCAACTAACATAGTCTTCAATAATTATGTTTTTGCTACACAGACCAATAGTGGTGTAGAGAGAGCATTCATAGAAGCAACAACTAGCATTCAGTTAGTTAAGTAATGACTTCGAGGGAAGGATACGATGCATACACATTGTACCTTGGTATAAAGTTACATTTTTATTCCAAGGACTATGATTTCGTTAAGTATAACGGAAAGGTAAAATCGGATATCAATTCTTTCCTCAAACGTAAGGACAAATACCATTTCGGTAAATTGTTTAGAACATACAAGCAAGAGTTACAAGATTTCTATATTGCAAATCTTTCATACAAAGATTTCTGGGCGGGTGACCTTCTAGATAAGGAATGTGATAAGAGATATAGAGAATGGAAGAAACGTAATCAGAAGCTTAGTTACATGTTCGAGACTGAAGTGAATGATTTACTCAGTCACTATAAAATCAAAACACAGTTGAAGGTAGTTGATGGACAACACCCTAGATTATTGAAAGCTTACATGAGTAAGAAAGTAAGTTTAGAAACTATTTGCATCATGGACGAGATAATCGGTTTCACCAAAGATTGGGAGAAATTAATATCAGAGAAAGTCGTATACCCCGAGGTTCATTTGAAATTGAACAAGTACAAGGCATTCATTTCCATAGATTACAAGAAATACAGAAATGTGCTAATGGAACTATGCTCAATATAGTAGGCAACGGCCCAAGTCAGAAAGATATAGATTGGTCTTCATTTAAAGATGAAGAGTGGTGGGGTTTCAACGCAGTTCGAGACACTCCAACTAAACCCGACCTATTATTCTGTGTTGATATAGAAGTTCAAGCAGGTATCGTCAAGGAAGAATACTATAAGACAAACAAGGTTGCATTCGCAGAGTTCAATACAGTCCCTATAGAAATGTGGGACATGATGAAGATAGAATTTAGTAAATGGAAACACTTCATTGAGATTAGAAACGAAGGGGATACGGAGTTTAGTATACAGGGAGATTTTGATTACGAGGAAGCATACTTCATAGGAATCAACGGTGAGTACATTGATAACATAATCACGTATGACTACCCCGACCTTAAGAATTTGTTTGGTGGCCCAAGTGCTTTGGGATATGCAATAGCACAAGGTCATAAAGATATATGTTTAATGGGTATGGACGCATTAGAACATGGAGACCCTACTAGCATCTTTGCAGATAGCGGACTATTTAAGTATAAGACTAAATATACTAAGGACGATAGAGTGTTTCACACTCAACAACAACAGTTTCTTGCTTTGTTAAAGAAGCATGAAGACATTAATGTCTACTGGAGAAAGCCTATTGACGGTTTAACCAAAATAGACTATAATGTATTAGACTATGAGAATAGTGAAGAATGGATATTAGGAAGGGGTCACCCATCCGAAACATCTTGATATAATTGTAAAATAAAATTGTAATACAATAGGAGAATACAATGAGTAGTAGTTTAGATAAACTAAGAGCAGCGATGGAAACTGCTTCACCAACAGGTGGTGAAAAAAAATCCTTTAATGACGACACGATGTGGAAACCCGAACTCGATAAGAGTGGTAACGGTTACGCAGTAGTTCGTTTCCTTCCTACCCCCGAGGGTGAAGAGATGCCATGGGTATCATACTTCGACCACGGTTTCCAAGGGCCAGGCGGTTGGTATATTGAGAAGTCTTTAACGACTCTTAATAAACAAGACCCAGTGTCCGAGTACAATACTCAGTTATGGAATACAGGTGTTGAAGCAAACAAAGACCAAGCACGTAAGCAGAAGCGAAGACTTCATTATGTGTCTAACATCCTTGTTATATCAGACCCTAAAAATCCCGATAACGAAGGTAGAGTATTTAAGTATAGATACGGAAAGAAAATCTTTGAAGCACTCAAGGAAGCAATCTCACCAGCATTTGAAGATGAGAAAGCAATTAATCCTTTTGACTTGAGAGGTGAAGGTGCCAACTTTAAGATTAAAATCAGAAAAGTTGATGGTTACTGGAACTATGATAAATCAGAGTTCGATGCAACCGCACCATTATATGATGATGAGCAAAAGCTTGTAGCATTGGTTAACAACCTACATAGCTTGAGTGGTATTATTGCACCTAGTGAGTTTAAATCTTACGAAGAGTTAAAAGAGAAACTCGATAGAGTTCTTGGATTAACTGGAGCAGTAACAAATTCTACAGCAGAATCAGTTGCAGAAGACATGGAAGAAGTGCCATGGGCTGATGTCAACAAAGAGCCTGTTGCAGACGAACCTGTAGTTTCATCAGCTGAGTCAACTCCCCAAGTGGAAGAAGACGATGCGATGGACTACTTTAAGAAACTAGCTGCTGACAGTTAGGTTCTTATTATGGGGCAGTCGTGTTTCTTTGAAATGTGTCCTTGAATAAAGACGACTGCACACTGAGACCGTGGAAAAGATTGGGGGTACTCAGTAAGGGAAAGATAGTACGTGAATAGCGGGTCTATCGGAAGAGAGCGGGAATGCTGTAAAGCGTGGGGCGACTCTTCACTTTTTAGGAAAAAATTATGCCAAGTGTTACACCAAAAATAAATCCGAAGAATCGAAACGTAGAAGGGTTCGACCAACTTCTTCGCCGATTTAAGAAGCAGTGTGAAAACGCAGGTATAGTTCAAGAAGTTCGGGACAGACAACATTTTCTGAAACCGAATGCAATCAAGAACCAAAAGAACCAAGACCAAAAGAGAAGGAAGAAGTTAGATGCAAAAAGAGCACTGCAGAATCCTCGTAGATTCAGAGGGCCGTTAGGTTGATATCATGGCAAATCAATGGCACGGTGGAAAGGGTTCAAAACGTCGGAGTTCTAATGACTCAGCATTCGCTGATAATTGGGATGCAATCTTTGGCAAGAAGGTTGAGGTAAAGACTCGAAAGGTCACACCATCACACGGACTTACTCAAGTCCAAACAGATAAAACAAAATATAATAGAAAGACTATGTCTAAGTCAGATATCCTTAAAGGGCCTGACTCATTCTGATTGACTGATACCGTTTTTTAAACAGTATTCTCTTAGGGTGGTTTTACCTTCTCGATTACCGAAGGTACTTAGAAGCTTCTCTCTCTGTTCATCACGATTCTTAGTCCATACTTCCAATTCTTCTTTGGACATCTTTCTTATAGAATCCATCAATCGATTGATAGTGTAGAAGTCCTACTTTGAGATGACTCGAAAGGTTTGACATTAGGTATTTGATTAAAGACACTGTTTGATACACTTGAACTATTGTTCTGATTAGTTGCAACTGATATTGCAGTGGATTTCTCTGAAGCAGCTTGTCCTTCTTTTCGTGTCTTATCTAAATCAGTACCTTGGTTTGCTAGGACTCTATCACCTATAGACAGTTTGTTACGTTGTTCCATTTCTGCTTTAACTAGTTTCATGTCGTCTTCATTCAAATCGTTATGTTTAATAATTTCTTGTAATTCATTACTAGAAGCACCAGCAATCTTACTTTCATCTATTGTAGAGAATAATAAACTGTTTCTATTGTAGAGACCACTTTCTTCTGCAGATTCAGTACCCCTTCCAGTAAGCATATTGGCTGCCCATTCGGGTAGAAGACTTTCAACGAAGTCACCTACAAGTGAACCAATCTTTCTAAGTGGTGCGAACATGAAGTCAAATATTCCTGTGACTATTTTAAAGAACCCATCTACAACACCACCAAAGTCCCCTTGGAATGCAGCTGAGAACATATCAAAGAATCCACCGAAGACATCTTTTACTGCTTGCCACATATTACCAAAGACATCCATGATGTTACTAACTATGCTCGTAATAACATCGAATACAAATCCAAACACGCTCTTTAAAGTCTCACCTATGATAGGGAACTTATTGAATACTGCAACCACCGCTGCAACTAGTAGTGCAACTCCAAGTGCAATTAATAACCCCATTGCAATGAATGGTAAGGATGCTACAATCATTGAAACTGCAAACATAGTGGTTGCAACAACAAATCCTAATACAGCAGGAATGAATTTCAATGCTGACATTAAGACTCTCTTTGCACTCACACCGAATGATTTCAAACCTGCGCTCAAGACTAATCCATCTCCACCAAACATCTTCATTGACATTACCATTTTCTTGGTAGACTTACCCATCTCTCCAATACTACTGAAGAATCCATTAACAGTTTCCCCATACTTCTGCAAGGACTTTGAACCAGCGTTCCTAAGTTTGTCGAACGAAGAACCTTCCATTGTCAGTAAATTTTTATAGTTTTCAGCATGACCTTTCATTTGGTCGAAATTTTCATTCATCATGTCACGAGCTTCATTTTTAGCTGGCATGACTGGGCCGAATTCTGAGGTGTTCTTATCTCCACCTATTGTGGCACTGCCTCCAATCTGTTTGGGTATTACACTTATAAGAGCATTCTTAACCCCATTCAACATATCGGTTATACCAGCAGCTGCTTCCTTTGGTACAGAGTCGTTCATAT